GCAATAAATATGTTAGCAAAGGTTATGACTTTTCAGGATTAAACAAAGGAACAGACATATCAAAAAATATGCTTAAAAAATAATGGCTAGTTTAACAAAAAACCAATTAAAGATAGCAAGTCAAACTCCACCAGTGGATAAAATTACAGGTAGTGATTTTAAAGCTTTACAAAAAGGTAACGACATATCTAAAAATATGTTTGCTAAAAAAAATGGCAATAGCAAAAAGAATACGTAATAAATCAACTGGTAGAAATTATAAGAAGGAGTATGCTTCTTATCAAGGTAAGCCAAATGTTATTGCCAAAAGAGTTTCTCGAGATACTGCCCGTAGAGCAATGCAAAAACGTGGACTAGTAAAAAAAGGAAGTGGTATGGATGTTGACCACAAGGATGGAAATCCCATGAACAACGCTAAAACAAACTTACGAGCAGTGAGTAAATTTAAAAATCGTTCCTTCGCTAGGAACAAAAACGGAGGAAAAAAATAATGCCAATAATAGCAGCAGCAGCTATACCTGCAGTAGCCAGTTTTATTGCCCGAGTGGGAGTAACAAAGGCAGCTAAAAAGTATGCACCTAAATTAATTAAAGAAGCCACAGCTTATATCAAAAAGAATAAATTAATTTTTGATGGTAAAAAACTTATTAAACCGCCTAAAGGTTCTATTACAACAGCTACTAAAAAAACTACAAAGAAAATGAATGTAGTTAAAAAGAGTAAAAATCCAAGAAGCCCTAAAAAAGATAAAAAAGATTCTTTTGATGAAGCATTAAAGAAAAAAGAAGGGGCAAAGAATTTTAATAAAAGAAATAAAGATGCTATTAATCCAAGAAGCCCAAAGAATAAAAAGAAAACAGATGATAGCAAATTAGTAGAGAATGTTAATAAAAATTCTTTATCTAATCAAAGGATACATCCTGCACTAAAAAGTAAAGGATTAAAACTATTAAAGTATGGTGGAGGTTTCGTCTTAGGGGGTATGGCTATAAATAAAGCTACTGATATTCTTAAAGATATGACTAAATCAAAAAATACTGAAGCATCTACTTTTGCTCAAGCTTTTAAAAAAGCAAGAAAAGAAAAAGGACCTGACTCTACTTTTACGTTTAAAGGTAAACAATACAGCACTGTAACTATGGATGATGTAACAAAAGCAGGGTTTAAAACTCATCGTGAGTATTTAAATGCTATGAAAAAGAAATAATGGCTTTATCAGACGCAGAAAAAAAGAAAAACTTCCTAAAAAAACATGGATTACAAAAATTTAATTCTTGTGTATTGCGTTCTGAAGGAGGAAAGAAAGGAAAAGTAGGTATTCTAGTTAATGGAAAACCAAAGTTAATACGTTTTGGTGATGCTTCAATGGGTCATAACTATTCTCCTGAAGCAAGAAAGTCTTTCAAAGCACGTCATGCAGCAAATATTGCTAAAGGTCCTACTAGTGCAGCCTATTGGGCTAACAAATGTTTATGGGCAGGTAAGGGTGGAAGTAAAAAATCACCACCAAAGTCTCAAAAACATAAAAAAGGAGTATAATTTTAATGACAAGTAGTTTATATGTATGTATAATAGAAAATAGGCGTTAATAAATTATGTTTAACATCGATAAACCTAAAAAAACAGAACTTTCAGACCAACAAAAAACTTTTTTATCTGCTTTATTTGGTGAAGCAGGAGGAAATGCTAAAATGGCTGCAGAAATAGCAGGATATTCTGAGTCATACTACCCTGATTTAGTTAGAAACTTAAAGGAAGAGATTATTAATAGAGCAGAAGAAGTATTAGCTGCTCATTCTCCTAAAGCAGCACTAGGAATGATTAATGCCTTAGACGAAGATGGTTCGACACCGGGTGTTAATATTAGAATGGAAGCTGCTAAACAGATTTTAGACAGAGTAGGTGTCTCTAAGAAAGAACGAATTGATATGAATGTCAAACAAGCGACAGGAATTTTTATTTTACCACCTAAACATGGAACAACAGGAACAACAGAATAATTACCAAAAGCGTAAAAGACGAGCAAGAGTTATTCCTTTTGGATATAAAGTCGATGAAACCAATCCCGACTATCTTGCTCCCGTAGAATCAGAATTAGATGCATTACAAGAAGCAGAAAAGTATTTACAAAATTGCTCATATAAGGAAGTTGCAGAATGGTTGATGAGAAAGACAAACAGGAAAGTAACGGGCATGGGATTACGCAAGATTCTAATGAGAGGTTGGTAGAACCACCTAAACCAAAAGCTAAAGGTAGAAAAAGAAAAGTTGCTACTCCAAAGATTTCAGAATCTGTTGCCAAAGCAAAAAAGTCAGCTACAGAATCTTTAACTAACTCTTACAAGAAATTAGAAAAAGCTAGAGAAAAATATAAAGCTGAACAAGAGAAGTATAAAACTAAAAAAGGAAAGTTAAAAGATTTAGACAATGCTCTAGAAGGTAAAGTTTCTACAGTTCTAGAGACTACTCAAATAGATGAAACAACACCAAGTATTCAAAAAGTAATTGGTGAACGAGAGGTTATCTTTGAACCTAATGAAGGACCTCAAACAGAATTTTTAGCAGCACCCGAACGAGAAGTATTTTATGGTGGTGCAAGAGGTGGTGGTAAATCTTATGCGTTATTAATTGACCCATTAAGATTTTGTCATAAAGCTGCTCATCGTGGTTTATTTATTAGACGTACGATGCCTGAACTAAGAGATATTATAAATCATTCTCTTAATCTTTATCCTAAAGCTTATCCCGGTGCAAAGTGGAGAGAGCAAGAAAAAGAATGGAGATTTCCTTCAGGTGCTAGAATAGAGTTTGGATACGCTGAGAACTTAACTGATGTACTTCGTTACCAAGGTCAATCATACACTTGGATTGGAATAGATGAATTACCTCAGTATCCAACCGAAGACATTTATAATTTTCTTCGGTCATCTTTAAGAAGTGTTGACCCTAATATACCTGTTTATATTAGAGCAACAGGCAACCCCGGAAACGTAGGTTCACATTGGGTAAAGAAAATGTTTGTTGAACCCGGAGAACCTAATAAAGCTTTTGATGTACAGATTCCTACAATGGCAGGAACAAAGTCTATTACGAGAAGATTTATACCCGCTAAGTTACAAGATAATCCTTACTTAATGCAAACAGATGATTATCTTATTATGTTGTCATCCTTACCTGATGTTCAACGTAAACAATTCTTAGAAGGTGATTGGGATGCTTATGAAGATTCTAGTTTCCCTGAGTTTTCTAGAGAAGTTCACGTATTAGATAATTTTGAAATACCTAATAACTGGATGAGATTTAGAGCAGCCGACTGGGGATATAGTTCACCTGCTTGTTGTTTATGGTTCGCTATTGACCATGATAATGTCATGTATGTTTATAGAGAATTGTATACACAAAAAGTTACAGCAGATGAGTTTGCAAAACAAGTTATAGATTTAGAGTATGGAGAGTATATTAGATATGGTGTATTAGACTCTTCTACTTGGGCTAATCGAGGAGATGTCGGTCCTAGTATAGCAGAAACAATGATTAAAGAAGGATGTCGTTGGAGACCCTCTGATAGAAGTCCTCGAAGTCGTGTTAACGGTAAATTAGAAATACACAAAAGATTAAAGATAAATGAAGATACAGGCGAACCTAATCTATATATTTTAAATAGCTGTAAAAATTTATTAAGAACTTTACCTATGTTACCACTAGATAAAAATAATAGTGAAGATGTAGATACAAAAGCAGAAGACCATGCGTATGATGCTTTAAGGTATGGTTGTATGAGTAGACCAGCACACCCCCATAGTTTACAAACTCATTCACCTTTATCTAGAGAACAAAAGTTTAAACCTATCGATGAAGGATTTGGATACTAAAAAAAATATTAAAATAGGATATAGAACATACTCTATTGAGAAAAACGATAAAGTATGGAATAAACAAACAGAATCCTATGGACAGTTTCTTTCTAAAGAAGGCATTATTTGTATGTCTTCCGAAGAAGATAGCATATCACAAGCTAATACATTGTTACATGAGATACTCCACGGTATTGTGTATCAATGGGGTCTAGAATCCGAACTTGATGATAAAGAAGAACGAGTAGTGAATACATTAGCTAATGGATTAACAACAGTTTTTCGAGATAACCCGTGGTTAATAAGCTTTATAAAAAATAAAGTAGAGGAGGAAAAACGGAATGATGAAAAAAAGTGAAATGAGCAAAGAAATCAAAACTGAATTAGGTAAAACTTACAAACAAGGTGAGTTAAGTTCTGCTGCTGATGGTGCTGTAAAAAACAGTCTATTAACACAGGGCGGTGCATTTCCTGCTGACGCTTATGCAGAGGGTAATGTTGCATATCCTAAAGTAGCAAAAGCTACAGTAGATGGCTCAATACTTAAAAAATATTCTCAAGGTGACCTTGGCGAATAATATTTAATGAATATAACGAACGATATAGATACAGGCGTTGATACTGCAGCATCCCTTAAAGATGAAGAAGTAGAAATAAATGGTTTAGGTGCATTAATTGAAGAGAAATTTAAAGTCTCTGAAGATGCAAGACTATTTGATGAAAAACGTTGGTTAAGAGCATACAGGAATTATAGAGGAATCTATGGTCCTGATTTAGCATTTCGTGAAAACGAGAAGTCTAAAGTATTTGTTAAGATAACAAAATCTAAAGTCTTAGCTGCGTATGGTCAAATAGTAGAAGTTTTATTTTCTCAAGGAAAATTTCCTATTGGTATAGAACCAACAACTATACCAGAAGGTGCTTCTGAATATGCACATTTAAAACCTGAAGGAAAACAACAACAACCTGAAAGCCCTTATGGTTTTCCGGGAGATGGTAAAGAAGTAAAACCCGGAACAACTATTAACGAAATCCTAGGTGGCTTAAAAGATGAATATGGTTCGTTACCTTTTGAAGAAGGTCCTGCTCCTGATTTAAAATCTATGCCTCAAATAGAACCGGCAAGATTAGCATCAGAGAGTATGGAAAAAGCTATTCATGACCAATTAGATGAATCTTTAGCTTCCACTGTACTAAGACACATTATTTTTGAAATGACGTTATTAGGTACAGGTATTTTAAAAGGACCTTTTAACTATGAAAAGAAATTGCATAGTTGGGATAGAGACGAAGAAACAGAAGAACTATTCTATAACCCAAAAACAAAACTGACTCCTAAAATAGAAGCAGTTAGTTGTTGGGATTTTTACCAAGACCCTAACGCTACATCTATTGAAGATTGTAATTATGTTATTCAACGACATAAACTTACAGCTTCGGATATGCGTGATTTATTAAATAGACCTTTCTTTAGAGAGAGTGCTATTAGAAATTGTATTCAAGGTGGTCCAAACTATCAGCAACGTAGTTATGAAACAGCTTTATTTGATAGAGAGAATGAAGCAGATTATGAACAAGATAGATATGAAGTATTTGAATATTGGGGTAAAATGGATGCTGAACTTGCAAAAGAAGCAGGTTTAGAAGTTAATCCTGATGAAGTAGATGTTTTAAATGAAGTGGATATTAATGCATGGGTATGTAATGGTCATATTTTAAGATTAGTATTAAATCCCTTTACACCATCAAGATTACCTTACATGGTATGTCCTTATGAAATTAATCCGTATCAATTCTTCGGTGTGGGCATACCTGAAAATATGGATGACTCTCAACAGATTATGAATGGTCATGCAAGAATGGCTATAGATAACTTAGCACTAGCAGGTAATTTAATATTTGATGTTGATGAAACAATGTTAGTACCCGGACAAGATATGTCTGTGTATCCCGGAAAAATATTTAGAAGACAAAGCGGACAAACAGGTCAAGCAATACATGGTTTAAAATTCCCTAATACTGCAAATGAAAATCTAATGATGTTTGATAAGTTTAGACAACTAGCTGATGAATCAACAGGTATTCCTTCGTACTCTCACGGTCAAACAGGAATACAATCAACAACTAGAACTGCAGCAGGTATGTCAATGTTATTAGGGGCTGCAGCTTTGAATATTAAAACAGTTATAAAAAATATAGATGATTATTTATTAAGACCTTTAGGAGAATCTTTATTTTCTTGGAATATGCAATTCAATAAAGACTCTAAAAAAATTAGAGGTGATTTAGTTATTAAAGCAAGAGGAACATCATCCTTAATGCAAAAAGAAGTAAGGTCACAAAGATTAATGACATTTATGCAAGTCGCATCAAATCCTGCACTAGCACCTTTTGTTAAGTTTCATACGATTCTTAAAGAGGTTGCTAAGTCAATGGATATTGACCCAGACCAAGTTATTAATGACCCAGAGAAAGCTGCATTGTATATGAAAATGATGGGAGGACAAAATGAAAATCAACCGACTGGGAGTACTGGTGGAATCCCCGGCATGGGAAGTGCTGGAGGAGTACCTACAGGAGCAAATCCGCTTGACCCAACGGGCGTTGGAGGTGGCAACATTGGAGTTGGAAGTGTTCCGACTACAGGGGAAGCTGAATTCTCTTCGCCAAATCCTAGCCCTCAAGGAACAAGTGAGCAATAGATAAAATGGCAGACACAAAGACATCAGAAGTATTAACACAAGAAGTAAAAAAACAAGATTATGGTATTTATAATCAAGGTAGAATAAAACTTAATTATAATGAAGAAACTCAGGAATACTCTGAACAGTATGAACCAGTTAAAGGTTATAAAATGTTTATACCTCCAGTTCCTAAAGAAGTTAAATTACCTACTGAT